ACCCGGTCGGCGGTGATGCTGTCTGCGGCGTCAAGGACGGCATGGTGGGCGACGGCTCGCGGGCGGACCCGGTGCGCAACATCGGCGACGTGGCGGTGTGGATGGAACTCGGAACGGGCCACATCCCCGCCCGCTCCTTCCTGGCGCAGGCGGCGATCGACAAGGAGAAGGAAATCCTGGAGGCGCTCGGTAGCGGCGTGGTCAAGGGGCTGTTCGATCCGACAGGCCGGCCAGTGCCGGGCACGCCGGTTCCCTGATTTTCAAAATCAAACACGACGTGCTCGATAGTGCCGTCTGCTATGGGTGGATTTGCGACTGTCCTGGTTAGGAGACGCAAGCTGAAGAAGCCGACACTCCGCAACGGGAGATGTGGCAGTCACAGCGCCTCCCCAGCGTGTGCATTACCCACAAGTGCTGGCATGTCGCGACAACGCCGGAGAGCATGGGAGCATGCCCAGCTTTCGGGCATCGGGCGCAGAGCCGCAGGCATCTGTTCTGATTAAGGAATGTCTCGCCTGGCTGTTTCGCGTTGCCACCGGCGCGCAAGAGCACGACAACGTCCGCCCACTCGTTTAGATGGGCGTAGGCGACACTGTTAGTCTCGGAGCCATGATGAGGCGCGGTCGCTACGATCGGCCAGTTCGGCAGCGTGCGGGATGGCAGAAAAGAGCGGGTGAAATCCGTACCGTCCCCCAGCGGAGAGTCTCCGCTGAAGAGGACGCCAAGTCGAGAGAGCGCGGGTGGCGCGAGGAAGACGAGGCTCTGCTGATTGATCAGCGTCAGCTGCATGTAGAGGAAGAGGGCCGACGGCGGCGGCGCCTGCTCGACGGCGTTGACCGGGACGAGAAAGCCACGGGCACCGCCGACCGCTCGGCGCGTCCTCGCAAACTCCTCGAAGTCGAACCATCGGGTGCGCATCCCGTGCCGGATGGCAGCGACGGCGATGCCGCGGATGGCCTTGGCCGTCTCGATCAGGTCCAGCCAGTAGAGGGCCATCCGCGCTTCCAGCTTCGAGGCCAGCCGCTTGTGCCGGCGCCTCACTTTTCGGCGCGCAGCATTGAAGGCGCGAGACGAATCGTCGTCGCTCGCCAGCTCCTCCGCGACGAGGCGGAGCCTGCCGAACCACTCCGGCTCATCCGGAAGCTCCTCGGGAGCCAGCGCCTCATCAGCACCGTCGAACCACCCATCGGCGGACCCAGCGGCACGGCTCTCCGGCGGGGAGCGGACGTCGCGTCGGCCTCTCTGCGGTGCGTCGTCATCCGCCTCGTGGATCGCGCCGAGGACCTCGTCGGAAGGCGCCTTCAGCTGCGCATCCAGCTCGCGGACCAGCTCGCCTAGAAATCCTGCAGGATCGAGTGCGAGCCGCGGGACGACATCGACCCAGCGTCCCGGAAGCCACAGCTGGCCGATGCGGCCCGCCCAATCGTTGAGGAGGTTGGGCAGGCCGCCTGCATGATCGCGGTCGCCGTGCGTGCACACGACGACGTCGAGGCGCCGCACGTCCCGGATTTGCTGCTCCAGCACGTTTGCGATCAGGTCCGACGGCAGGCCGCCGTCCACCAATACGGCTCGCCCCGCGCGGCGAAGGAGGAACGACTCCCCTTTCACCGGTAGGGCCAGCACCATGTCAGATGTTTTGGGCGAAGCGGCCGGCATTCTTCTCCGTCCGGGCATTTTGAAGCGCTGAATGCTCGCTTTCGAGGCCGCCTGCTAGTACGCGACGTGGCTGACTTGGGTCGAGAGCCGACGATTGGCGGACGGCGTCGACGCTGCCGGCAATCTCAGTCAGGTGATGGCTGGGAAAAGTTCGGTGAGTTCGCACGGGCAGCCTAAGGGGCGATGCAGTGATCGATGCCTTTCGTATTGGCGTGGCACTGAACCTGACCAGCAACGCCGCCGGCGTGCTGAACGTGCTGGCGCGTGACTTCATGGGCCTGCGCCATCATATCAGCGGCACGATGGCGGACCTGACGCGCGTTCAGGTTGCGATCGGCGGTCTCGCCGCCATGACCGTCGGCGTCGGGGTGCTGAAGTTCACCGGCGACCTGTTCCACGCCGGCGAGGACCTGGTGCACCAGCAGGCGCTGCTGCAGGCGGCGCTGGGCGGCACGGCGGCGGCGCATTTCCAGGTGGCCGAGGCGACGCGCGCCGCCTGGGAGGCGACGCGCCAGGTGCCCGGCAGCACGGTCGTCGGCAACCTGGAGACGGTTGCGGACCTGCGCAACGTGTTCGGCAGCATGGCAGAGGCGATGGCGTTCATGCCCCGGTTCGCGCAGATGGCGCAGATCCTCGCCGATGTCGGCGGCAAGGTGAGCGCGGCCGGCGGCGGCGCGGCGTTCCTCGCCGCACGCGCGATGGAGTTGCGCGGCGGCCTGATCGGGCCGGACGGCCAGGTCGATGCGGCGCAGATGATGCACCAGCTCGATCTGCTGACGCGGGTCGAGGTGGCGACGCGCGGCCGGGTGGACCCGCGGCAGTTCCTGAACTTCGTCCAGCAGGCGCGCGCGGCCGGCATGAACCTGGACGACGATGCGCTGTTCGGCACGCTCCCGGCGCTGATCCTGGCGATGGGCGGCATGCGGGCCGGCACCGGCCTGCAGACCGCCTGGCGCGCGGCCGTGACCGGGCGCATGACGAAGCAGGGGGCGCATGTCGCCGAGAGCCTCGGCCTGCTCGCCCCGGGCGTGATGGCGCCCGGCACGCCCGAGGTCGCCACGACACGCGGGCTCGTCCATGGCGACGAGTTCGCGCGCGATCCGGTGCAATGGGTGATCGGCACGCTGCTGCCCGCGCTGCGCGCCCACGGGTTCACCTCCGACACCGACATCGCCAAGGAGATCGGCCGCATCTTCACCGACCGCACCGCGGCCGGCTTCATCACGGAGATCGCCCGCAACGCCGCCTCGATCCTCAAGGAACAGCAGAACATCCGGCAGGCCAGCGGCGCCAGCATCGACTTCGAGGGCCATGACCCGGCGCAGGCGCTGCGGGACTTCACCTCGGCCTGGCACAACCTGATGACGGTGCTCGGCTCCCCGCTGGTGGCCCCCGGCATCCGCATGCTCGGCATGCTGACCGACGCCCTCGACAGCATCACGAAGTGGATCGGCGAGCCGCATTTCGACCCGGCGCAGGTCCACAGGTTCCTCTCCGACCCGTTCGGGGCGATGCCGCCGGAGACGCACAGCCCGCGCGCCGAGGTGATCGGCAAGGTGCTCGCCGGGCTCGGGGCTTTCCTGGTAGCGGCCGGCGCCATCGCGGTGACCGGCTCGGTGCTCGCGTTCATCGTCGGCGGCGGCGCGGCCGGCGCGCTGGCCGCGATCCTGGGCGGCATCGCTGCGCTCGCCGTGACGCTGAAGGCGGACGACTGGCAGGCCTTGTGGGATCACTTCCTGGCGCCGTTCCGGCTGCTGCGCTACTGGCTGACCGGGACGTTGCCGGGCGGTGGCGGCCTGCCCGACCTGACGCCCGAGACGCGGCGGCGGCTGGACGAAAGGCGTGAGCGCGAACGCGAGGAGCGGGGGCGCAGGGGCGGGTTCCTGCCGAACGAGCCCGGGATCAGCCCGCAGAACTATGCGGCCCCGCCGCCCCAGGCCCCCATCATCAAGATTTACCTGGACGGGTCGGAGGTCGCCGGTGCGCTGATCCGCCGGGTGGTCCATCAGGCGAGCGGCCCGATCGCCGGCAACCCGGCGTTCGACGGCAGGCGGCTCTACGCGACATGACCGACACCATCCTGACGCTGGGCGGCTTCCCGTTCCTCGATCCCTACGGCGTCCCCGAGACGATCAACTTCGGGGGCGCGCAGCATCTGGTCGTCCACAAGCTGATCGGCGGGCGGCGCGTCATCACCGCACTCGGCCCGGATGACGACGCGATCCGCTGGCGCGGCCGGTTCCGCGGCGCCGCGGCGGTGGCGAGCGCCGAACTGCTCGACGTGATGCGCCGGTCCGGCAAGCCGGTCGTCCTGTCGTGGTGGACCTTCTCGTACCAGGTGATGGTGCGCCACTTCCGCGCCCAGTTCGAGCGCTTCTACGAGGTGCCCTACGAGATCGAGTGCGAGGTCGTCCAGGATCTCACGGCGGCCTTCTGGGCCGGGGTGGCGAACACGCTGGATTCGGTGGTCGACGGCGATCTCGGCCTCGCCGGGCTGTTCGGCAATGCCGTGCCGGCGATCAACACCACGCTCGCCGCGGCGCTCACCGCGCGCGCGGCAGTCGGCACGCTGCAGGGCGCGTCCTCGGGCAGCCTGACCGGCCTCGTCGCCGCGGTGAGCGCCGTCGGGGCCGCCGCGGCGACCGCGGCGCTGGCGGCCGACACCGTCTCCGGCGCGATCGGCGGGATCACCGCGGGGGGCGACCCGGGGGCCATGAGCGCGGCCCTCGGCGGCACGGCGGACACGGTCGCGACCGCCGCGGCGGGGGCGCAGACGGCAGGCGTGGCCGGGCGGCTGCTGAACAACCTCGATCCCGGCACCGGGCTGCTGGCGGGGGGCGTATGAGCGTCGCGAGGACCGTCGCCGGCGGCAACCTGTTCGCGATCGCCGCGGCAGAGATGGGCGACCCGACGCTCTGGTACCTGATCGCGCGGACCCGCCTCGCGGCGTTCCAGCCGGTGCCGCTGCCGATCGCGCAGCAGCTTGCGCTCTGGGACCCGTGGCTCGCCGGACCGGTGACGCTGAGCATCCCATCGCCGCCCGCCTATGGCGGCGGCACGGACGGCGTGCTGGGGATCTGAGCGATGAGCGAATCGTTCGCCGTGGTCCGGGCCAACAGCCAGGTGACCGGGGCGCAGGGGCCGACGGCCATTGCGGGCGGCCTCGACCTCTCGCCGCAACTGAGCCTGCCGGCGGCGCGCCGGCTTGCGATCGGCATGAAGGTGAACGGCCGCGTCGTGCCGGGCCTCGTCCGGTGCACGGTGACCAACAACAACTACTGGGGCGCCGATACCTTCGAGGCGGTGGTCGCGCTCGGCGCCACCTCCGCCGGCTTCGGGCTGCCGTTCTGGGCGCTCAACGACACGATCGAGCTGGAGCTGCTGGCCAGCCTCGATCCGTCGCAGCCGCCGGCGTCGCTGATCCTCGGCCTGGCCGACGACCTGGAATGGGACGCGGCGCAGGCGGCCGTCACGCTGCGCGGGCGCGACTACAGCAGCCGGTTCATCGACACGCGCACCAGCGAGAAGTTCCCCAACCTCACCGGCAGCCAGATCGCCACCACGCTTGCCGCCCGGCACCAAATGCAGGCCGCCGTGCAGGCGACGACGACGCTGGCCGGGGACCTCTACCGGCAGGACCACGTGCAGATGACCGACCGGGTGACGGAGTGGCAGCTCCTCACCTATCTGGCGGAGCGCGAGGGCTTCGATCTGTGGGTTGCCGGGCGGACGCTCCATTTCCAGCCGGCGCCGCCGCAGCCCGGGCCGCCGCTCACGATCGGCTACAGCTACGCGACCGCCAACGACGCCACGGTGCAGGCGAACACGCCGCACCTGAAGTGCAGCCGCGCCATGACCCTGTCGCGCGACATCTCCGTCACGGTGATCTCCTGGAACCACGAGCACAAGCGGCCGATCAGCGCGACTGCGCATGCCAGCAAGCTGGTGAAGGGGCGCGGCAACACGCCGATCCAGGCGCCGGCGAGCAACATCGGCGCGCAGAGCTTCGTCTTCCGCGTGCCGGGGCTCACGCAGCAACAGGCACAGGAGTACGCGAACAGGAAGTGGGCCGAGCTCTCCCGCCATGAACGCAGGATCACGGTGAGCGACCTGCCGGTGGTGCTCTCCCTCACGCCCCGGATGATGCTGCAGGTGACCGGCACGCTGACCAGCTTCGACCAGCCGTATGTCATCGAGGAGATCGAGCGCAGCTTCGCGGCCGAGCATGCCGGCATGACGATCCGGGCGAAGAACGCCTCCCCGCAGTCGATGCAGGTGCTGTGAGCGCAACCGAGGATCTCCTCAACCTGATCCGCCGCGAGGTGGAGCGGAGCCTGTTGCGCATCGCGCGCCCGCGGGCAGGCGTCGTCGTCAGCTACGATCCGGACCGGCACGCGGTACAGGTGCAGTGGCCGGAAGAGGTGGCCGAGGACGGCGACATTCAGCAGTCGCCGTGGATTCCGATCAGGATGACGGCGCTGGGCGCTGGCTGGGGAGCGGCGCTGGGGCCGCTGCCGGGCGCGCATGCCGTGGTGGACTTCCTCGACGGCAATCCGAACACGCCCTTCGTCTCGGGCTTCCTGCCCTCGCTCGCCGAGATCCCGCCCACCGCGCAGGCGGGCGAGATGTGGCTCGTGCATCAGACCGGCAGCACGGTGAAGCTGACCAGCGACGGCAGCGTGAGCGTGATCGGCACCGCCCACGTGAACGTCACCGCCGCCGGCACGGTGACCGTGGCCGGCGCGGCGATCCACCTCAATCCCTGATGCCGGCCGTCGCGCGGCTTGGCGACCCCGGCAGCCACGGGGGCGCCATCGCGACCGCTTCGCCCAGCGTCCTCGTCAACGGGATCGGCGTCGCGCGCAACGGCGACATCTACGCCTGCCCGATCCACGGGCCGAACCCGCTGATCAGCGGGCGCGCCGAGACCGCCAACGGGCAGCCCATCGTGTGCGTGGGCGACCTGGCGAACTGCGGCGCCGCCATCACCGGCGGATCGCCGAACGTCTTTGCGGGGTAGCAGATGAACATCACTCGCCGCGCTGTCGCGGTCGCCGGGAACCCCCAGGCCGCGGCCAATTTGCGCCGGGACCGGGAAGCCGATGTGGCCCGCGCCGCCGCGCAGGCCGCCGATGCGCGGCTGATCGTCCGCATCGAGTGGGACGCGCCGGATCAAACCGGCGTCGTGCACCACTACGTCTCGCCGGACATGCCCAAAAACAAGGCCGCCCCGCGCGCGGCCAGGCTCACGGCGCGCGGCGCGACGAACGTCGCCATCATCAGGAAGGCCTGATGCCCGACCTCGCGCTGCCGTGGCAGGACGACCTGGCGTGGTCGCTCACGGGCGATCTCGCGACCGTCGGCGGCACGGTGTGGGGCCAGCAGCGCGTGATCCGCCGGCTGCTGACCGCGCCCGGCGCCTATATCTGGCACCCGACCTATGGCGCCGGACTGCCGGAAAAAATCGGCTCGCTGGCGACGGATGCCGAGATCACGGCGATCGTGCTGGCGCAGATGCTGATGGAGGACGCGGTCGCACAGTCGCCGCCGCCCAGCGTCAAGGTCACGCGCCCGCAATTCGGCGTCGGCGTCGTGCAGATCGACATCGGCTACACCGACGCGACCACGGCCGCGCCGGTCGCGCTCGGCTTCAGCGTCGCGGTGTGAGATGAGCGGGACCAACCGGGGCAGCAGCTACGTCGCCAATTCGGTCCAGGGCTTCACCGCCCTGATGAACGCGATGGCGGCGGCGGTGCAGTCCGCGGCGAGCGTGGTCGTGGACGTCACCGTCGGCTCGGTGCTGCGCGCCTGCCTGGAGGCGTTCGCCGGCGTCACCCTGTGGCTCGAGAGCCTGGTGCTGCAGGTGATGACGATGATGCGGCTCGCCACCGCGGTCGGCACCGATGTCGACAGCTTCGTCAACGATTTTGCGCTGGAGCGGATGGGCGGCGCCGCCGCGATCTGCACCACGGTGCAGTTCTCCCGCTACACGGCAACGCTCGCGGCGACGGTGAATGTCGGCGTGACCGCGGTGACGGCCGACGGCACGCAAGGCTTCGCGGTGATCGCGGACGAGTCGCAGACCTACTGGAACGCGGCCGCGAACGCCTATGTGATCCCGGCGGGCACGGCGAGCGCCAGCGTGACCATGCAAGCGCAGACATCGGGTGCGGCCGGGAACGTGCCGGCCGGGTCGATCACGCTGCTCACCGTGCAGGTGCCGTATATCGACTATATCTCCAACACCGGCGCCGCCGCCGGCGGCATCGACGCCGAGTCGGATGCGGCGCTGAAGCTGCGCTTCCGGCAGTTCATCCAGTCGCTCGCGCGCTCGACGCCGGCGGCGGTCGCGTTCGGCGCCGGCTCCGTCCAGCCCGGGCTCGACATCAACCTGGTCGAGAACTACGACCACAATGGCAACTGGGCGCCGGGCACGTTCTTCGTCGTCGTGGACGACGGCAGCGGCAGCCCGCCCGCCTCGCTGCTGAGTGCGGTCGCAACCGCGGTCGCGCTCTATCGCGGCGTGACGACACGGCCCTCCGTCTATGGCCCGACCGTCACGTTCGTCGGCATCAACGCCGAGATCACGGTCGCGACCGGCTACGCATCCACCGCGGTCGTGGGCGCGGCGGTGGCGGCGCTGACCGCGCTCGTCAACGGCCTGAAGATCGGCCAGGTGCTCTACTACAATGCGGTCGTGCAGACGGTGATGAACGTCGCCGGCGTGGTCGATGTGACCGGGCTGACCGTGAACGCCGGCACCTCGGACGTCACGCCGGCCTTCGGCGTCGGGCTGCTGCGCCCCGGCACGATGACGGTGACCTGAC